TTGCTGCCGATGTCGCGATGTCCTGAGTATTGTTGCCATTGTATGGGCGGAGATGCTTATCGGTGTTAACTCCCCATCCTGGCGCATTGTTCTGGTAGATCACGAAGTCGTCGTTGGTGTCCGATCCAACGATAGCCCGATCCGGCGCACCAGCAAGAGTGCCAAGTCGTGCGGTAATTGTATTTGTCGTGTCAGTGACGTAGATGGCCGGGTTGGCTCCGGCGCGGGTCAGGGTGAGCGCCTTTGCTGAGTCGTCATAGGTCAGGTTGGCACTGCCGGTTAGCACGTTCACCCCATCGCCAAAACCAATGCGCGTTGCCGTCAAGCCTGCGGCTGATATATCCACGCGCCGTTCGGTCACGCCATCCGAAACCCAATACAAGCCTGTCGCACCACCTACGTCTTTAGCGAAAAGGAAGCCGGTGTTAGATGGTGGCGTAACAGGCGATGATTGCTCCTCCATCGCCAGATGACCTACCAATTTCTGATAGCCCGTATGCGTCATCGCGTAATGCTGACTTCCAGCAATGCGAGTGCCTGTAATACCGGGCAGGCTGGCCGAAGCTGATCCGGCTGTGTCGAAGAAGGACGTCATCTCGCGATTGCCAACCTGCACGAATGGCATACCGTCAGAATGAACCGCCTCCCCGCCTGAATAGCTCGCGCCCATTGTTTGTATCGATGATAGCGCGTCAAATATGCCAGCCTGATCCGGCGTCACATAATCAAATTGGATTGGAATGACAGTGCCCGTCGTTGGCGCGATAAATTGAGTGGAGAAGAAGTTCGCAAAGCTGCCAGATTTGCACCTGACGCCATATTCGGAAAACGCCTCGACGTTGCACCCTATGAGGCTTACACGGCAATAATTATCCAGCGCTGTCCGCACGGTGACAGCCGATCCGGTTGAGGTGATATTGACAGCCGATCCACCCGGAGTGGTCGATACCTTGAAAGTGTTCGTGGTGATATCCCGCGCATAGTACAGCGAGCCGAAGGTGATGTTCCCGGGATTAGTTGTGCCATCAAAGACGACAGGCTGATTTGCCGATAGTCCGTGCCCGTTTAATGTAATGACATCCGTGACCGAGTTAATTAACACCGTGCCAAGTACGTCACCATCTTCAGAAGCCGTATTTCCAAACACTCCCCAACTCGCAAACGATCCGCTATCGATACCGTTACATCCAAGCATCGTGATTGATCCTGAGCGAACTCTATAAGCAGCGCGGTTAGTTGCGACCGCGTGCACGTAACACCTTACCAGCGTGGTGTCATTACTACCCCACAGATCGATCGCGTCACCCACGGCATCCGACGGCTGCGTTACGTCCAGCCCTTCAAGCAGAACGGTGAATGTCGCATTCGTACCAGATGTCGTCTTGACGGCGCTATTGTCGCAATCCGAGAAACGACAATTGCGAATGGTTACGTTGTAGACGCCGTGTCCACCCGTATCGCGAATCCTGATCCCGTAGTTATTTGACTGAACAGTGGCTTCTGCCGCTGAACCGATAAAACTGATCCCCTCGATGGTAATTGTATGAGACGTAGCCGATGTGGTGTTGATGTCTAAAATTGCATTATTGCCACGACTGCGGAGAATTGTAGCCCCCGGCCCGGCCCCGATAATCTGCAACGAATTTACTGATAGCAGATCCAGCTCATCGACGTAATAAGTACCAGTGGGCAGATAAATAGTCTTGTCATTCGCGTTGCCAGCATCCAGCGCAGCCTGTACCGCTACTGTGTCATCGTGCCCAATTGCGGCACTGCTTACGGTCGTCGATGCGTTGGTGGCGAGGGTAAACGTGGTGCCTGATATCGCGCTGATGGTCGTGGTCAGTGCCGCGCCAGCCGCTCCCGCTCCTGCTATGCGGATGCCCTGACCCACCTTCCACGATGACGCGCTGGCAACCGTCAACGATGCCGTGCCTGATGTGATGCTGCCAGTCGTCGTGGTATCAACGCCAGCCGCCTTGTAGGTCGTTGACTGCACGTTGATCCAGTCCGGCGTGATCGCTGACACGACCGTCCGGTCATTGCCGGAGTCGTCGGTGACACCAAAGCTGTCATCAAAGGCGGTAATCATTCGCTGCTCTTGGTACGTCGAGCCGGCCTGAATAAGCTGGTAGGTCGCCGCTGAGCCGAGGCCGGTAACCTTGCCTATTGCCGCCGCTGAATCGCGCACCGGAAAGCCGCCGAATCGATGCTGGTTGCTTCGCCCACTGCATCCGCCCGAATCCGTGTAGAGCTTGTTGCAGGTCGTCAGGCCGCCCGAGTATCCACATTCCGTACCCTTGAAGACCCACGGGCATTTTGTTCCGACGCGGCGATTGCTGAGCACAGGCGCGAGGTTGACGTCCGTCACGCAGTCGAGTTCGAAGTAATCCTCGTTGTATCGCGTGCCGGTAATCCGCCCGAACATATAGACCAGATCCGTGCTGACCGTAGTCGAGCTGACCACGCCCGTCAGGATGCGCCGTACCGTGACCAGGCCACCGGCAAAGTCTTCCATTCCTGAGAAGACCGTCGAGCCGGCTGACGTAACGTAGTTGCCCTCAGCGGTCTCACGGAAGTCGAGATCACCATTGTGCAGCCGGATGGTCACGCGCCCTTGTCCATTGCCAAGCTGCGTGACGATCGGCCCAATCGACTTGAGCCGTGCGGTATATGCGACGTACCGGTAGGTGATCGCCCTGCTGGCATAGTTGTAGACCGTCAAGCCATCGGGCATCGTGATGTTGACCGCCTCGGTGACAGACGGCGCTTGTGTCGTTGAGCCGCTGAGTGTATTCCAGTTTGTGAATGCCCCTGTTCTTGCCACTAGAATTCCCTCTCCAGAACGGCCTTCCGTACCACCGCCACTGTCGCACGCTGACCGGCTCGTGTCGTCTGACCTGACACTACCAGCGCGGATGCATCATCTCGGCCAACAACCAGATTCATCTGAACGTCCAACTGTACCGGCTGATTGCTTGCCCTGACCAGATTCGGCATTACACCGCCATTGGCGAATGCTGGCAGGCCGCCTGACACGCCCGGCCGATCCGGCACACCAGCGGCGCGGAAGATCGAACCCCCGGCCATCGACTGAATCGCGGATTGCTGATTGCGCGTCAGGACCATCTCACCCGGCCGCACTCTTGCGAGTACACTATCAAATCCGCGGTCAATGCCCGGCACGATGCCGCCTGTCGCGAACTCCGGCACCAGCTTTGAATTGATGTCATTGATGCGCGTCCCGGTCTTGGCCGCTGACACCACGGTCGTCTCGAAGAGGTTTCGGAGATCGCGGACTTGGTTCGTCAATCGAGACTCTCTAACGCTCTTGGTCTTCAGCGTCTGAATCTGTGACACGAATGTCGTCAGGATCTGCGTCTCGAAGATCTGCCGCGCCTGCTCAAGAGTGATCTGCCCTGCTCGCGCCTGATCGCGCAACTGCCCAATCTGATTGATGGCATCGGTGAGCCATATGCCTGACTGCTCTTCATCGGTACGGCGCTGCTTGCTCCGGCCGAGGAGGATTGAGCCTACAAGCAGCGCCCCGCCGACCACCGCAGTGATCGGATTCGAGAAGAGTCCAGCCAGCAACCCAGTACCCAGGAATGACGGGGCGGCCGTCAATCCGATACCGAGAGCCGCGCCACCAATGCCGCCCAAGAGCTGCCCAAGGCCTGACCGACCGCCAAGACCTGCACCGACCTGAGCGCCAAGCAGAGGCGCGAGGGCAGCGAGTGGGCCTCGTGCTGATCCCTTTGGCAACCCAAACCCAAAGCCCTGGAAGAGACTGGCAAGCCCTGTGGATGCTCCCGGTGTGCGAAAACGATCAAGCAGCGTTGCTTGTCCAATTTGTCCAATGGCTGACGTGTTGACGATCGGCAAATTACCAGCAAACGTAAGAGGCGCAGCCGCTCCGCCAAAAGCGCCGCCTATCTGCGGGAAGGCACCGCCGAACCCTGGCGTAAGGAACGCGCCACCACCGCCGCCGCCGCCGAAAATCGCTCCCAGGCTGCCCGTAACGGCCGTGCCTATACCACCGCCAGCACCGCCGCCAGAAACTCCACCAGCGGCCCGTCCTGCGCCACTGAGACCCCCTAGCAGGCCGCCGAACAGCTGCGAGAATACACGCTGTAACCCGATTCCAAGCAGGTCGCGAAAGAAGGTGACGAACGACTGCTTCAGATTGTCGAGAAGCCCCTTGACGTTGGCAAAGCTTCGGCTCAGGTTCTGCCCGAGCCGCTCAAAGGCGTCACCTGTGCTTTCAACCTCGCTGTTAAAGCCACGCATAAAGCGCTGAGCCGCCGTCAGCTCTACCCCGAGATTTCGCAGTGAAGCAATCTCTTCGTCGATCTTTGCGGCGCGCACATCGGACACGTCACCCATTGCCTTCTCGGCCTCCAGCATCGCGATGCGCAAATCCCGCTCCTGACGCAGGAGCGCGTTGATCTGCTCGCGTGCATCGGCCTGCGTGAGGATGCCCCGTTCAAGCTGGTTCTCGATCTCGATTCGCTGCCGACCCAGATCAATCAACGACAGGTCACGCTGCTCTTGCAACGCCCGTGCCTGCTCGATCTTATCGCGTGCGGCCTGCACTCGCGGATCAACGAACTCCGTCACCTGTTCCTGCTGTGTGCGCGTCAGGTCAAGCGATGGCAACGCCAGCCGCTTCTTGTAGTCATCGAAGTTTTGCTGAAGCGTCTTGTTGAGATCGTTCACCTTGTCGGCCTGCTGGCCATAAATGCCGACAAGCTGCTTTTCGACGTCCAGCCGCTCCATACTGGTCAACTTGGTCTTCTCTAACCTGTCCCTTAAAGCCTCGGCGTTAGCCTCCAATGCAACCAGTTCACGAGTCGTTGCAAGCGATTCAAGCGACTGCTTTTGATCATAGAACTCTTTGAGAGTAATCAGCCCTTGTTCATACTGTGCCGAAAAAGCCTGAATGCGCAGCTCCGCTTCTTGGCGGAAGATTCGGTTGAGCGCGTCAACTCGATCACGTTCAATCTGCTCTTGTGCTTCCTTAAACTGCTTAGCATCTTGAATGGCTTTATCGTTGACCGTCTTAATGCTATCGGCCAGACCTGCTCTGACCGCCTGCTGTTGACCCTCGAACCTACCAGTCGCGGGATTGAACTGACCAGCCGTGAGACCGCCAAGACTGACGCGCTCACCGGGTGCAAGTGCTCCAGTCGGCATCTGGTTGAAGAGATCTTTTGCACCCTCAGGAATCACATTGCCACGTCGCGTCGTTGTCTGCCCTTGCAGGTTCTTGAATACACCAACCGACTCCTGCTGTTTGCGAACGGCAATATCGATTTGATCCGTCGCGTTCTTGACCGCTGAACTATATGCATACCAGCCAAGCGCACCGGCAGCCAGCGAGCCCCCGATAACCAATAGCACAGGATTGAGTGCGCCTATTGCTACCGTCAGGCCAGCCGCGCCACTGATCAACGCAATCAAGCTTGTGACGATTTGCAGCAATGAACCGAATGCCGCCAGTACTGGCCCAAGTGCTGCCGTCAATAGTCCAAAGATGATTATGCCTTCTTGTACCGCTGGCGGTAACTTTGAAAACCGATCCAATAGCTCGATGACCTTTGGGATGATCTTTAGTAAAACTGGCTCAAGTGTACGGATAAGCGATTCACCAAGCGGAGCCAGCGCAACTAATACCTCGTCCTTTGTCTTCTGAAACCGCGCCAGTATGCTCTCGCTGACTTGCGGGAATCGCTGATTGATCGCTTCGCCGATGCCATCAAAGAAGCCACCGACCGTCAGTTTGCCAGCTTCCTTGAGCGCCCGTAGCTTGGCCGCATCCTTCGTACCGAATGCCTGTTCAAGTAGCTGCTCAAAGATGGGCACCTGTCCCAATGCCTCTTTGATGTCGGCGCGTTCAAAGCCCTGCGAGAAGATCTGCTGAAGGTTTCGCGCGAACTGCGCCGGATCTGGCAGCGTAAAGACCGCATTCAACCTGCCAAGTGATTTTATGATGCTATTGATCGACTGATCAGATACCGTTCCAAGCGCCTTGAACTGCGCAAAGAGACTGGTAGCAAACTGCGTGGTCACACCCGGCGAAGATCGCGCCAGCTCTCGAAGCTCAGCCAGCTTTCGATTTGCCGACTCAATCGAACCTGTCAGCGCCGTCAATGTCTGCCGTGATTTATCGAGATCCGCAGCCGCCTTGAGTGCCGCCAAGCCTACACCACTCAAAGGCAGCGACACCTTTAGACTAAGCTGCTGACCTACGTCAGAGATCTGTCTCTGAAAGGTCTTGAGCGAATTGGCAAAGCCTTTCGTTAGCGCGTCGCCAGCCTTTTCGCCGGCTCGTTGAGCAGCCGGGCCGAGACCGTCAAGGGCTGACCGAATAGCTTGTGCCAGCTTCTCAGCCGCCGCTTGCGCGTCGCCGGTATCAAGTCCAATTGCGATTACAATGGGTGCTGCCATCTAGCCTCCGATCCGGCTTTGGAGCCGCGACTGTAGCGCCGCCTGCTCGCTGGCCTTTTCCTGCCGTTGCTGCTCTCGTTCCTGATCCTTCTGCCGTGCCCGTTCCAGTGCGCGGATGCAAGACCACTGGTACATCGTCAGAGCATCGGGATAAGCAAAGGTGCCGCCGCAAGCCTTCACCTCATTCAGTGACATCGCTTCCGCGATTGCATCGGCCAATGATCGCGGCTGCTGGCCGGGCTTCGTCTCGCGCTTTGCGCATCCGCCACATACCTCCTCGATCGGCGCGTCAGGATACTTCGCCAATGGCCCGACGATCTGACAGACTTCCTCACCGGGACAGGGCTGGCTCCCAACGCGCCGTGATGCCTGGATTTGCTTATCAAACCAGTCTTCGAGAGCCGTCGTCAGTCCAGCAGTGATGCCTCAAGCGCAGCCATCAAGGTCTGCACAATGAGCCGCTTCCACGTCGGATCAATCGCGGCCAAGAACACGCCGCGCTCCGATTCGGCAAAGCTCTTATCCCGTACTGTGCCGCCTTCAACGTCGGTCACCAGCTGATCGTACATCTCGACATAAGCGCGTAGGTCAGCGCCGATCTTGGTGCGCGGTCGCTTGGCTCCGCGAATGAAGCTGACCTTTGAGGCCGTCCGCTTGAACTTGGAGCGCTCCGCTTCCGATGGCTCTCGCAGAGTGTGGTCGATCGTGAACAGCGGCTGTTCCTGGTCCGGTCCAACAAGCTGCCGGATCGTCCAGCTGTTTGCCCCCAGGCTGACCTCATCCTCGTCACCAACCACCTGAGCCGTTCCAGCATACATTGCAAGAATGGCAGTCTTTTTGTGGCCAGCGCGCATCGTCGCTTTCTCGCCTTCGCTCAGGGCGCGAAACTGCGGTATGCCCTTGTAGCCCTTCACCTCGAGGATGATCTTGTCCCACAGGGCACAAGTTGCCTGCTCGTCGTCGGTGACAATCCGCTCTTCGCGTGGACTCTCCTCGACAATCTCCAGATTGATTGCCTTCTCGCGGTCAAGTAGCTCGATGAGAGTCGGCTTGCGTAGCTTGTGTGAAACGATGAAGGGGGTATCGCCGCCCGGCCGGGCGTTGATGTGGACCTCGACGCTTTCGGCGTCAAATGGATATGCGGTATCGTTCAATGGTTCCTCCTACCATTTACCGATCGGACACCTGAGACGGCCGATCCTCGTCTTTGTGCGGATATCAGATCCAAACCATTGCGGACATCCGCACTCGCCGCAATGGTAGCCGGTTCGAGTTACGACCATCGACGGGCAGGCCTGACATATCGCCTGTCGTCCGCGCTGGATGTGAGTGGCTGATTCACCGTAGCGGACCAGCCACCACATAGCGCGAATGAATGAGACTACACGCAGCACGGTCGCGGCCCTTCGACCGCTCCAAGCTCCCCGCCGATGATCTCCTCGATCTGCCGGCGCGTCAGCTTCTTCCCTTCCGGCAGGAGCGATGCATCATTGCGCTGCATCGCCGCCCGTC